GTCAGTTCGCGCTTGTACATCAACAGCCGTAGGCCATGCCATTCAGATCAGCTCCTAGTTCGGAGGATTCTCAGGACGTCGCGAGCCGATAAGGACCGCGCCAAACAGGACACCATCTACTGCAATGTTGTACATGAACTTCACATACCGCTCCATATCCTTGACGGCGCAGTAGTAAACGTCGTCTTCGTTGGCGGATTCTGTGAGTGCCAGGTCTGCCGACATAACATCGGTATAAGTGCCATCAGCCGTGTCGCACGTCTCAAGCTGGATTGCTAACGTTGCGCCTGCGCCATAAGCGCCGCAGTGGATCGCCAGGATACCATCTCGCATGAAATCGGTATCAATCGCAGCCGTCAATGTATCTGCAATACCATGCGTGGCAGGCAAAAGCAGATTGACAACGTTGAGATGATCGGTGAGGTCTCGTTGCAAAGCCATAATCGAACCTCCTTAGGTAGTGATGCCGTTGAGGACTTGGAACTCTTCGATGCGACGAGGTCCACCATCAACCTCGAACACAGCAATGAGCTGGATCTTCAACTGCTTGGACAATGTATAAGGATCGACAAGGATCTCGATCCCGCCACCCTGCGCAATGGCGTAGGTTCCACCATTTCCACAGATTGCATACGTGTCTGCTCCGGTCCCTAGATCTGTTGGGATCTGTGAGGACGTGTAAACCGGCAAACCGAGGATTCGGTCGGGCGGTGCCTGGGTGAGGTCGGTGACATAGTCATACTGCCCAACACCTGTCTTGTGCTTCTGCAGATAGCCGAGGACGCTCGGGTGCATCCACCAAGAGGTCTTGGTAGGACTGATCTGGACGTTGCGGGCGCGAAGCGTCGTAAGCGTCTCGATCAAGTCGTCAAACGTCGGGTTACCTATTGCTCCGGTCGCCTGAACTTCAGGCCAGTTCCTCAAGCCCAAGGGCTGAAGACCACCAGTCCCCTGCATGAATGCCAGGTCTTCGGACAACGCCATCTGTCCGACGATGTCTTCTCGGACGATCCCCTCAACAGACTGCATTGCATATTTGATCAAGTTCCGCGTGATCGGCACAGCAGCGGCCAGGTTGCGAAGCGTCAAGCTCAGGTCTCCGAACGTCACGGACGAATCAGTGATGTCAGAGCTAAGCGTGTCGCCTACCCAGTAAGCGGTGCTGTTCCCAGTCTTCTTCGGGACTGAGATCGATTTCGGTGCGTTGTCGAGGATGCGAGCGCCTGAACGTCGAACGATCGTCTCAGCTTGCAGCATCTCGATCAGGTCGTTCACGACGACAGAAGGCACCAAGAAACCACCGGCAATGTCAGTGCCGAGTTCCTGCAGGGACTTCTCAGTCGACGGAGCAAAGCTATCGCGATCCTTGATCCAGTCAGCTTCGAGTTCCTGACCCTTACGATTGCCGGTGAGCACGAAATTCGCTGCTCGGGCAATGCTGAATTCCTTCAACTCATCTTGTTTGATCTTGGAATTGGCTCGGACAACCCGCTCATTATCTCTAATGAGAGCCTCGTCCTTGTCAATCGCTTCGATCTGACTCGCCGCTTTCAAACCTTCCGGTGCCGGAAGGGTTTCAACGGCCACTACTCCGTCACTGAGAACTTTTGCACGGGACTCCAAAATACCTTTTCCCGTGTTCATAAGTTCAGTGAGTTGCTCTTGGGTAAGATCTTTGAGATCCATTCATCCCACCTCCGTATTTCCTTCGATGATTGAGATTGACAACTCCGCCAGCTTCTCTTTGTAGAAGTCTCGTTCCTCTTCGATGTCCTTTATCAAGGCTTTCAGTGCGTCGACTGTTCCTGCTTTGTCTGTCGCACTCGTCTCGTAGGCACTAAGAACATCCGAAAGCACATCGCTAGGGATAGTTGTCTTCTCTTTTCCGCTGTCTTCTGAAGCCTCTCCGGCTTCGCCAGCCTTAGCTACGGGCTCAGATGCTGCTTTATCAACATCTTCGACCACTGGTTCAGCCTCGACTTCTTCTACTACATCAGCGTTCACTTCAGGTTCAGAGGCAGTCTTCATAGATTCTGGCAATTTCACACTGATAGTAGACCCATTGGCTAGAGCTATCTCAAGAGATCTCCGAACAATCGGGGACTTCTCAAGCAACTTCTCTCCAATGAGCTTGACATACTGTTTTGCTCCAATGCTTCGCTCTGCATCCGGGTTTGCCGGAATCGTAACGATGCTGTGCTCTAGCAGTTCCCAGGTCTTAAAATCGATCCCCCACCGATCTTCAGCCCATTCCCAATCCTTCGGAACGAACCCTATCGATACGGCGTTGAGAACATGGGCTTCCCAGAGCTGGTAATAGTCAGCAGCCATTGTGGCAGGCTGGTCTGTCAGCCACTCCCACTTCGCTGTGACGTGTTTGTCGTACTGTGTAACCTGTTTCGTGAAGCCTACAGGGAACTCCCGGTAGTTGTGCATCGGGAGCACTACAGGGTTGTCCTTGTATCCTGCAGTGATGATCATCCCGTTCGAGAACACAATATCCTGATCTCGATCGAGAACAGATGACGTAATCAAGCACTGCCCAACAGGGCGGGTGCCAGTCAGGAAGTCTCCTGATAGTGCGTGAACTTCCTTGACCTCTCCTCCACGGCTCTGAGAGGCATTGCCGTACTTGTAGACAGCAGCAACCTCTTTCGCCTGAAGCGCATCACGTAGGTCGCCTGCGGATAGGAGCTGGTTCGCGTCCTGTCCAGCAATATGAACCTCAGTCATGGTTGTATGGAGATTGCTCATTTCTTGACCACCCCCTTACGGGTTGGATCGCCAGAGGATCGGGTGCTGTCACAAACAGGACAGCTCGACCTCGTTCCAATATCGTTTCCGCATTTAGGACAAGTCATGATCCTAGTAGTCACCAAGGTTGACCCAAGTGATAGTTGCGGTTCCTGTGATGGCGTAGGTGCTTGCTGTCGTGTTCGCCGTATCTGGGCACGCAACGTTGACGTAGGCGTCTACCGGCGTGGTAGTCCCGTCAAAGAATGCTGCAGCGGCAAGCTCAGTATGCCAGGTATTCGTTAGCTGTGTATTCGCGCCTCCGCCGCCATCGGTATCGATGGACGTGCTAGGAATGAGATCAACCTCAGTGTTGGTCAGCGCGTTGTCATCAGCACCAACCGCAGTACCCATCGCTACGACAAATTTGTCGTTGGCAGTCGCGTTGAAGCTCGCGGAAGCTGTGATAGAGCCATTCATGACTACACCGAGGACGTAAATTCGTCCTTCAGGGAAGTCAAAGACCTTGATACCTGTGCCGTGATCGCCGTCTGCAAGATCAAGATCGTTATCTCCTGTCAGAGTAAAGGTAACTACGGACGTTTGGACCGCACCCATCGTTTCAACGGACGTGGCTTTGCTCGTTACGGCAGTGCCGCCGCCAGAACCGTCAATAATGTCTCCACCTGTTACAGTAAGGTCTCCTGATATGGAAACATCCCCGTCCAGTGCGATCGTGCCATTGACAGCGTTGCTGATCGTCTCGCCGTTCTGAAGCTCGATCTCTTTCGTGATCGATCCAGAAGTAGTAGAGAACTGCAGCCCAATAGGAAGCACAGCAGAGTCCTTTGTACGAACCTCTAAGCCAGCAGAGATGTTATTGCTTTCTACGATGACCGATACTCCGTAGTCCGTGTAGTTGGTACACTTGACGTATGCCCCATATACGAGGGACGTAATAGCCGTCTGCACGTTAGGGTACATGAACGCAGCCGCAACGATTCCGCCAGTAACGTCAGTTACTCCAGCGTCAACCTCAATGGCAAACTGTGCGCCCACCAATCCGTCATGGAGTGTCAGCGTGTGAGCTCCTGAGACGTGCGACATAAAGATTCCGCCGTATAGCTGGTTCGATTCAGTGTCTGCAGCCATCACCATATTCGACAGTGAGTATGTTGCGTAAGTGGCGTCAATGTCGCCAATCGCGGCAATAGAGTTAGCTGCTCCGATCAAGTTACCACGACTTAGATATGCTTCTGCGGATACCGAACCTTGGATAACGTCATTGTCGATGCCAAAGTAGTTTGTATCAGCACCAGCACTCGTTACGTCAATGTCCAGACCCTTGAGTACGCTGGTAATTACCATGTCGCCCGTGAACGACATAGCACCAACAAGCTCGATGTTCGTCTCCGTGATCGTCAGAGTGGTCGCAAGGGTCGTGTTATCGAACCTGGCCCCTCCAATCATGTCGAACAGTCCTGTGGACGTGAATCCCATCAAGACCGCTTGGTCTAGGTTGAGGAAATACACACCCCCGACATAATCATCTGTGTCGAGAGCAGCCATTGCCCCAATCGAGATCAGGGCAGTCATAAGTAGAGCTACTAATACT